GCTACCTTCGGTGACGAGGACAATCGTCTGGCCGTGAACGCTAGGTACGTGAAGTCCCTGTTCATCGACATGGATGGATACGTTTCAAAGAAAGATGCTGCGCTTGCGCTTCACGCGTTCTTGGATAAGACAGGGCTAGATACCCTAGGCACGCCCTATGTGGTGGCGTCTGGTGGCGGCTTGCATTGCTACTGGCCACTGACTGAGGCTGTGCCTATTGAGTCTTGGAAACCTGTGGCCGAGAACTTTAAACGCCTGTGCAAACAGGAAGGTTTGGCTATCGATATGACTGTGACGGCTGATGCCGCCCGAGTCTTGCGTGTGCCCGAGACTACCAACTTCAAGAAGAAGTACGCAACGCCGCGCCCTGTGCGCCTACTGACTGAGGGTGACACGTTTAGCTTTGACATACTAGCCGAGCTAGTCAGGGACAAGCTTGTTGGCTCTGTGTACGAGGCGCAAGCTACACCTTCGCTGAACCTTCCCGGAGCCCGTCCGTCTGCTGCCACTCCCGTGTCTGCAACCAGTGTCAAACTCTTTGAGAACAGCGTAACCAAGTTCAAACCAATTTGGCTGGCCACGCAGAACGATCGGGGTTGCGGTCAGTTGGCCAACTACGTTGAACACGCAACCGAAGAGGGCATGGAACCGATCTGGCGTGGCTTGTTGTCATGGACTAAGGTCTGTGAGGATGGCAACAAGGCGGCGGTATGGCTGAGCAAGATGCACCCGTACGAGCCTGAGCGCATGAACCAGAAGCTGCAAAGCATCAAAGGCCCATACCCCTGCATCAAGATGGACAGCGAAAACCCCGGCATCTGCCCAACGTGTACGCACTGGGGCAAGATCACCAACCCATTGATCCTTGGTCGTGAGTTGGCAGTCGAGGTGGAGGAGAAAGAAATCGAGGTCAAACTCTCCAGTGAAAGCACAGTCACGGAGAAAGAAACCATCAAGGTCATGCGCCCAACACCGCCACGCGGCTACTCCTACGGAGCCAACGGCGGCACGTTCATGGAGCGCACAGTGGAAGACGAAGAGGGCAACAAGTCTAAGAAGCAAGTCATGCTCTTGCCGTACGAACTATTCGTAGTCGACATCCTCAACAGCAACAACGACCACACTGTGCACATGATTGCGCTCAAACCGGATGGCGCAGTAAACATCACGATGCCGCAGAAGGCCATCGTCAGCAAGGACGAAACAGTTAAGTCGCTGGCTAGTCAGAACATCGTGGCCGCATTTGGTGCAGGCAATGACAAAAATTTATCTGAATACATAAGGGCGTGTGTGGAAGAAGCTAGTACAAACAAACCAGCCATCAAGGTGCCTGACAGCTACGGCTGGCAGACTGACAACACGTACGTGTATGCAGGGCGCATCTTTAGTAAGGGTAAACCCCCAGTCAAGGTTCCAATGCCGGGTCTGGAGAACATCACCGTCAACACCGAGCCCAAGGGCACGATGGAAGCATGGCGTGACTTTATCAATCTGCTGATCGCCAAGAAGATGTGGGGGCACATTGCTGTGATCCTTGCCGGTGCTGGCGCACCATTCATGCGCTTTACAGGCATCTACGGAATGACCTACCACTGCGCTAGTACCGAGTCTGGTACAGGCAAGACGCTGTCACTCGAAGCTGCTGCTTCAGTATGGGGACACCCAACGCACTATCGTACAGGTAAGAGCACTTCTCCTGTGGCTATGCAGCAACGCCTTGGCCTGCTCAACAGCCACCCGCTTATCACGGACGAGATCACCGCCAAGAACCGAGCCGCCCCTGAGTGGTTGCCTGAGTTTCTCTTAGACATGACCGAGGGTCGGGGCAAGGAGCGTATGGAGTCTGGCTCCAACAAAGAGCGTCTGAACCTCTCGACATGGATGACGGTGTGCCTGATGTCATCCAACACGCACGTTGTGGACTACCTGACAGGTGGCCGTGACCACTCATCTGAGGGCGAGCTTCGCCGCCTGCTTGAGTTTACTTTTGAGGAAGAACTATCATGGGAGCCCCATGAGATTGAGATCATCAAGTCTTTGCAGCACAACTATGGCGTGGCGGGTTACAAGCTGGCTGAGTACATGGTCAACAACGTGGATGAGTTCCCTACCTCTGTGCGCGAAGCGGTTACCGCCATGTACACGGAATTCAACGCAACCAATGATGAGCGCTTTTGGATGGCAGGTATTGGAACCGCAGTCCATGCTCGTAATGCTTTCAAGGCCGCAGGCATTGTCGAGATTCCCCTGCGCCCTGTCTTGAACGCTTTTAAGAAGGTTGTGGCCACCATGCGTGCCAGTATGAAGAACAGCGTGCGTAACGCAGAAGACATACTGAACGCCTACACTCGGGAGAGTTACGGCAGTTTTATCGTAGTGCGCCCAAGCGAAGGCGGCTTGATGGCTGAGTTGGGTAACGGCCAGACCATTGACCAGTCAATTACCCGCAACAAGATTCTAGGGCGTGTGGAGCACGGCATGACCAAGGGCTACGTGGACTACTTCATCGAGGAGCAGTTGCTTAAATCCTACTGCGCTTCGACAAGCTTTGGTTACGCCTCATTCAAGCGCCAGCTTGAGGATACGTTTACTGTTGAGTTCCTGAAGAAGAATATGACCGCCAAAACCAAGGGGCCACCGATGCGCGTTACTGTGATGCGCGTCAGACGTAAGATGGACGAAGTCGATGAAACTATCCTTAATCCAGTTCCCGTGGACGAAGATTGAAAAGGGGCAGGGGTTCTTTATCCCCTGCCTCGACACCGACGCTGTGCGTGAATTCGGCTTAAAGAAAGCCACCCTCAGTAGAGTTCTTGACGCCCGTGCTAAGACGGGCATCTATCAGGGCTTTACTGGGGTTATGTTTTACCGCCCCCGCCCCCGAACCGCTCCTCCACAAGGCGTGACTGCCGGATAAAAGCGTCGGCTCGGTCTTGTTTGGCTTTGTCTAGCGCATCAAGGCGTAACCGTTTTTCTTCTGCCGTCAAGTCATCACGCTCTTGCGTGCGGCGAATGTCGGTGTTGATGCGCCCAATGATTTGGCGATACTGCCCTGCGGCAGAAGCCATGGCCAACTCCACTTTGTTTTTGTCACGGTAGGCCACGGCCTCGTCACGACGGCCTTCGCTGAGCATTTTCTTAAATGTAGCATTAGCGTTAACAGCTTCTTGTGCTTCGCGGTACACCACATCGGCATCGCCACCACCGTATTTCTTTTGAAACGCTGTACCAATCAGAGGCAAGTCAGACGCACGACCTGCGGGCCTTTCTCCTTTGCCTTCGCGCTCAAACAAACCGTTAGCCCCAGCCGCTGCCACCAAAGGCAGCACACCCAGATACCCGCGCACAATGTGCTCGATTTGGATTGGAGACAGAATCGGCAACAGCTTACTCATCTGTTTGGCCAACTCTGTGGTGGTCGCAAGGTAGCGCTCTTCAGTGTCGTATCCTTGCATGCGGCGAGGCTCTATCGGGCCGCCAGTTAAAAAGTTCTTATCACTCCACACTTCAAACGCAGGCTTAACAAGTGCAGGCACTCCCATAGACGAGTAGCCGGGAACAGAACCCAAGAACAAATCTCGCAGAGCTTGGAACTGCGCCTTACCATCAGTTTCAGCACGCATACCGTCAACTGCGGCCACAGCCAGCGAGAAGAAGTAGCCAGCCTCAAATGGGATGGGTAGTTTAAGCGGCTCATCCACGCCCGGAATAGGCAAGAAGAAGTTGGCGTACTTGTCCCGTGGGCGAGCATTACGGAAGGTCTCGTCGTCTTCCATGGCCATGGCATACACAATACCGGTGCCCATCAGCAACATAGCGTTGTTAAAGAACTTGCGTTTAATTTGCTGTTGTTCTTCAAAAGGCATGTTGCCTCGAGCGGCTTTAACCAGCACATTCAAACCCTGAATCTGGGCGTTGAAGAACGGTATCAAACGGCTGGCGTATTGCAGCGTGGGGGACAACCCACGTTTGTAGAAGTTCATCGACTCCATGGTCATCATGTCGGCCTCGACCTCTGACAACCCATTAGCTTCAGCGTTTTTAAGTATCAGTGCTAATGTGGCAGCATCGGCACGCATCGCGTACCGGTCGGCTGCGGCCAGCACTTTGTCAAGAGCGCCTTGGTCTTTACCACTGGCAAGTTGAAGCGCCATCTTCTTCATGTCAGACATATCGCCCGCAAAGATGTTGGACTGGATCAGTCCTTTCTCAATCAGCTTAAGCTGTGCATCGCTAGTGCCGCGGCTCATTCGTACAAACTCAGCGCCTGCCTTAAACACGGCTGTAAATGCGTTGTTGTTTAGGCCGCCAGTAAAGGCTGCAGCCATTGGTTCGCGCAGTAGTTTACGAGCAATATACAAAGGCGTACGGGTCACACCAGCGCGTAGCAAATCAGCGGCTGCCCCACCTAGTTTAAAGAACCCGGGGAGCGCAAGACTTGCGCCTTCCAAACTTTGCACCACTAGCTCGGCAGGGATGCCTTCGGCTGCAGTGCCTCTGGTATCCACCACAATGTGGCGCTCGCCTTTATCGTCAGGTTTGTTTGGGTCAGGCTCTTGGTAGAACCGAATGACTTTAGCATCGTCAGGGCCAAGACCCTTTTTGATGGCCATCAAGTCCGTAGGTTTGCCTGTCTTGGGGTCAACAGGGCCTTTGCCTTTGCCCAGTGCTTGCATGCCATAGGCCACACTCTTGGCGGCGTTGTTGGTCAGCGCCATGTCCGTCAGCAATAACGTGTTGCGCTGGAGAGCTTCGTTCAATGGCAATAATTTCGTGTCACCGCCTTTGAGTTCTGCAAGATATGGCTGACGGCGGATGTCGCCCACGTTAAACGTGACGTTGTTGTTAAAAACCAAACTGGCGTTGCCGTTTTTGTCCACGCGATAGAAAGGCACGTAGTCGCCTTCCTTAAGCAAGTCCGCCGCCAACTTTTTGGTGATGCGTCCGGTGCTGGCAAGAAACTCAATCATGCCTTTGTTATATGCGTTGTACTTGCGGCGAACGTTCTCAAGCGCGTTCTTCAAGGCAGGGTTGGCATCCGCCGCAGCCAGAGCAGCAGTCAGTTGTTCCTGCGTAATACCTAACGCGCCAAGGTCTAGTTTTGCTAATCCTTTGTTGGAGGCACGCTGAGCAACCATATACGTTTGCGCAATGTTGGTCTTTAACTGCGGATCGGCCACAGGAATGTCAGCAATAGCGTCAAACACATCACGAGCGCTGTTCTGATTGGAACTGCGGTAACCCACAAAACCTTTAGAGTCTTTGTATGCAACCAGCGGGCCGCTGTTCATGACGGTGAACATCTGCGCCATCTTCTGTTCGGCCTTACGTACGTGGTACATAGCTTGCATAAACAGACTATCATCACCAAACTTAAGGGTTTCACGTAGTCCCGCACGCATATCCACCGCTTGCATCTCGGCTTGCAAGGCAAGGTTGTTACTTAGCTTTTCTTTGAGCGTTTTAGGCTGCGTAGTAATTTGTCTTGACAACGCAATCAACGCATTGTCTGGTTCGGGTGCTGCCTTGGTTCTGTATGTTGCTTCGCCAGAGGGCGCTTGTCCCGTGCCAGCTACGCCACCTTCAATTACAAAACGACGGGCGTTGGCAACAATCTGTTGCACTTCCGCGTCAGTAACATTACCCAAGTTAAACGTAGTGCGGAACCATGCACGCAAACGCTCATATAACTGGCGCAAGGCGCTTTTTTCTATGGGGGTTGGGTTGGATTCTTCAGCCATTTCAGCCAAAACTTCTTCAACGGCTGTTTGTTTTGACAGCTTTTTGTTTTCTCTAATTTTGGCGTTAGCTCGTAAACGAACTTCTAAGTTACCGCCGTACAGACTATTCATGGTGTCTGTGTATGCGCCACCAAGCAGTTCACGCAGACCGTAGTGCCCAGCAACCTCGTGCGCAACGGTTAAGATTACGTCGTTGGCGTTACTCAAGTTATCTGCAATTAAATACACTTTTTTAGTCCGTGTATCAAATATGCCCGGAGTAATACCAGTTTTGCGGCCTTCTCTAACAAGTTGACCACGGATGCGCACAGGCAAATCTGCCTCTGTAGCAACAACCACAATCTCAGGAGCGTTGACCCATCCTTTGGTAATTCGTGCGGCTAGACGTTCTACTTGCGCAGTCTGCAATGATGTAGGCCCACGAGTAACTGTACGGAATACGTAGCGGTCGTCAAACCCAGTATCAATATCCTCATCAGTAACGCCAGACATTTCTGTACCGATCAACTGCGTAAACATGGTTTTGTCTTCACCCATGTACGGATCAGATATTTCTTTTGTCAAGCGGTTGATGTCATCGCCAACGCGATCTAACATAAATTGTGCAGACTCAACATCAGCCTTCAACTTATCTCTGCGGTCTGCTAACGTTGGGTTACCAGATGGCACATTGCCAATTTCAGCCAGTTCGTCTTCACTTCTGCTAATAAATTTTATCAAGCGAACGCGATTGTCTTCCATCGCATCAAGAATCTGGTTCTGTTGCTCGTACTCTTTGGCTTTAAACTCAGCGTCTAGTGTTGCTTTGTCCTTGGCCGCAGCAATACGCTCAGCAAACGCGTTAGCATCTGCCACTGCTTTTTCAGATGTAATCGGTGCAGGTGTACGGCTTTCAACAATAGGCTGCTTACTAATACCCACAGTAGCTTTGGACTGTTCTGTGCCGCCACGCAGTTTGCCCGGAGCTTGCGACTGTATGCGCGTAGCTTGGGACACCCTAGACATATTGGGTGGAAGCACTTCGTTAACAGCTTCTATCTGGTCATTGATAAGGCGTTGTAAGTCAACAATCTTATCGGCTCTGTTTTCTTTAGCCTTCTTGGTCTTAGGCACTGCGCTTGCTTGCAGTGCGTCCATTTGTTTTTGCAAATCTGCAAGGCGTTTAGTACGACTGTCATACAGCTTGGCACGTTCTTCTTCAGCGGTAAACTCTTCGTCAAGCGTGCCAGACGCTTTCTTTGCGCGTGGGACTAATCGGTACTCGCCGGTTTCTTCGTCTTTTTCACGAACCAACAAACTAACGTTTTGCCCTGTTAGAACATTTGTACGGGTAATCCCTAATCTGTTTGACTTGCGTGCTTGCAACACCTCGCGTTCTTTGAGGAACTCTGCAAAACGTTTGCGACGTTCTTTCTGCGAAGACACAAGCTTTACCAACTTGGCTTGCATGTTTTTTAATGTTTCCGGCGTTGCTTTGCCTTCTGACCACTCTAGCTTTTTAGCCTTAATGTCTTTGCGCAGCTTGGCAATAGCGTCTTCGCTCTTGTTGACGGCTTCTTGTTTTTTAGAAATGGTTTTCTCAAGCTTGGCAATACGATCGTTAATCAGCTTTGTGACTTCTGCGTAAACTTCTGGGTCGCTGGACGTAGCGCGTCTGGCTTCTAGCAATGCTTTTTGTTTGGTAACTCTGGACTTTTCAAAGTCCTCAATAGACTTTTGCAGGGTCTCAACACGCTTGTTGCCCGCTTCAATCTGTTTGTTAAAGTCTTCGATTTGGGCAAACAACGCCTTGGCTTCTTTGAGATTCTTGCGGGGGCCGCGGTATGACGCCGCCTTTTCGGTTGCCTCGTCTAGTTTAATCTGTACAAGTTCAACACGAACCTGCATTTCCAACACACCCTCTTCCATCTCTTTGATGCGTGCTTCTAACTCTGCAAAGTCTTTTGTGGAAGTCTTAATTAACTCTAACATCTCACGACGCTTACTAAAGTCAATACGCTGACCGGACAACGCCTGCAACCTAGCGGTGCTTGCTTGGAAAGCTTCTAACTGTGTTTTATTTCTAGCTATTACAGCATCACGTTCAGCAGAAGTTAAAGGCTCAATAGGCACATCAGCCATCTGTGCGCCAAAGCCACGGGACTCTGCCGCGTCTTTAATAGCTTTCTCAACGTCTTTGGCAAACTGTGATTCAATGTAACTAGCGTTTTCAGCTTTCTCAATCTCGTTGTCAAGTAAAGCTAAGTCGTTGTCTAGCGCACGTACGGCATCGGCACCCAGCTCTTTGGCAGCGCCAATCTCTTGTTTGATAGCTACAATTTCTGGGTGCGTAGACAAGTTAGCATCCAAGTCAACAGCCGCCAGTTCCAGTTGCAAACCTAAGTCCAAAAGCGTTTTACCGGCTTTGTTTAACTTACGTGTTTCTTCTCGTGCATCTAGCTGCAAACGTAAATCGTTGTTTAAGAACGTGATAAAAGCCGATGATGGAATGTACGGGTTAACCCTTTGGGTTTCCATTAAATTCTGCAAGTCAGCAATTTCTGCTTCTAGACGAACTACTGTGCGTGGCTGAGTAACCCGTGCTTTTGACAACTGTTTTTGTAAATCTTGCAGTTTCTGTCTAGACTCATACAGCAACGGATTGCGTTGACGCTCAAGCGCAGTGATAACTTTCTGTTGCGCTGCTTCAATGCCGGGTAGTTTTTCGGCAAGACTGCCCAGTTTGTTTCGTGCTTGGCGCAACTCTTCTTTGGCTTTGAGCGTCTCTTGCGCGGCTTCAACCGCACGGTCGTCCATCTCTTTAAAGTTGGCAATGTTGTTGGCAATTAGGCGGCTGGTCTCTTCTGATCGGTCAGCTAACTGGTCTACCTGCGATCTAACCTGCATGTACTCTAAACGCAAAGGCTCAAGCTCATCAGACAGACGTTTTAAAATACCTTCCATACGCACTTCAACATCCGCAATGATGTTTTTGGCAGCGCGGTCTTCAGAAATTTGTGACTTTTCCAACACGGCTTTGCGTGCTTTCAACGCTTCAACTTGCTTACGTATATTGGCAATCTTTGCCTCGTGTTCTTTGACTTGTAACTCCATACGAGCAACAGTCTCACGGGTAATACCCATCTCTTGACGGGCGGCTTTCAAGTAGTCGCTGGCCAAATAGCGGTTTAGTTCGGCAAACGACTCAAAGATCGTGCCCTTCTGTCTAGGTGCATAACGCTCGGCTGCACTGCCTTGGATGGGGCCACGATCTTCGGGGGCCACGTACTGGACTTTGCCGTTGACGATGCGTGTAGCGGCTTGAGGAGCCACTTGCTCAGGCATAAACTCAGCGCCCAACTCTTGCTGAACGGCTGTCTGTGTAGGCTTGGTTGCTGTGCCAAAAGCTGTCTCGCGTGTAGGCGTTTCTGTCTCAGAGAGCTTGCCTTCCTCCAATGTACGCAGTGCCGCCTGCACATCACGGGTCATCTCAGGGTTACTGTTACCTGTGGTAGCGCGGTTAAGCCACTCACCAATCAGGTTGCGGCGGTCTTCGTTGGCTGTAACAGCGCCATAGTTTTGAGCAATCTGATCCAGTATCGACATGGTTTGCGTGTCGTAGCGTTGACGCTGCGCATAAGCTCGATCCATCTGGTCGAGCAACATGTCTTGGGTGGTTGTAGTGGGGATAGCCTCGGCTGGGCCAAACGTTCCGTATTTAACACCTGCACGCCAGCGTGTGCTGACTGCGTCAAGCTGAGGAGTTATATCGTTGCCGTAGCGTACTGAAGAATCAAGTAACGCGCTCAGTTCTTTTTCAATTTCTGTGATGGTTTCAGGTTTAAGAGAGCCACGAACCAAAGAAATCTCTTTAATTAAGCCGTCAATAACGTCTTGTTTAGCGTCAACTTTGCCGTTTTTAAAGCTGTCGTAAGCCGCGTCTCGTGCCGTTGCTGCTTCGCGTTGTGCGCGTTCTTGTTTTGGCAAGCTACCCAACCGTTCCTGCGCGTCTTTTGATTCCGTACCAAACGCGGTTGCACCCCCGCCCTCCATCTTGGCTTTACGCTCTTTCAGGTCACGGATCTGTTCTAGGAGAGTAGACACACGCTCACGGTTAGACCTACGGTCAATGGCAGTAGGAGCGCCATACGAACGGGCAACGTCTAATTGTTTGTTCAGGTCATCAATCTGAGCGTCAATGTCTACACGGGTTCCGGCCACAGGCATGTTCACCCGTTGCTGTTCGCCACCAAACAAATCACCTTGGGATGTTGTGCCTGTCAGCGGTTGGATACGTTCGATGTCTGTAGCGTTGCGGCCTTCTTGCTGCATCTCATAGGCTTGGCGCATCTGGCGCTGGTCTTCAAGTGCGGCGGCTTCTTCTGCCTCAACTTCGCTAAGTCTGTTTTGGCTTGCATTAGTAGCGGCTTCGCCAGCCGCCTTGTCTTTTGCGTCAATATCGGCAATCTGTAATTCCAAACCGCCGTAAATAAGATTCTGTTGTTTTTTGGTTAAACCGGGCAAAGGTATACGTTTTTGCAGTACTTGCTTTGCTAGTACAGGATCAGCAAGCAGGTATTTAACGTAGTCTTGGGCAGCATCGGCAGGGTCTTTTTCATTTGCCAAACCTTGCGTGTTGGCCAGCGTTATTTGTTTTTTAGCGTAGTCAATCAGCGCTTGACCGGGCACAGCAATCTGCTGTTCATAGTAGCCTGCAAGATCAGGCGTACCTTTTGGTGTTGGGGCGGAAGAAACTTCTCCTGTTTGCTCCAGCATGTAGTCTTGTGGAGTCAGTTGCGCAATACGCGCTTTCTCTTTGAGTTGGCGATACTCAGGCGTTAACTCGCCTAATTGGGCGTACAGTGCGCTGACTTCGGCTTGCGCTTCTTTATACACAGCTTTTTCTTCAGGCGTAGCATTCTTGCCGGGGTCTTTGAGTACTTTACGTTTATCTTGGTACTGCTGAAGTAAATCTTGGTAGTCTTTTGTAAACTTAATTGCGTACTCAGGTTTTTGTTTTTCTGCTTCTAATGCCTGTGCAGCAGCTTCTTCTTGAGTTTTCTGTTGCTGTGCTTGTTCGGTACGGCGTTGTAAATCTTCGGCTCGATCAAACTCTGCCGCTTGCCGCTTGGCTCCCCCACGCTCTAACGCACGGCCAGCAGGGGCTAAGGTTCCGGCTAACACAGCGCCGCCAATAAAACTGTCGATGTACTCTTTGCGGGCCTCGGGGCTGTCAAGTTCTAAGCCTGCTTGCAGACGCTCAAGCAATTGTTGCGTGGCTTCTGTTACACCTTCTCGGCTCATCGCTACGCCCGTCTTGGCGGTGTAGTCTGCAATAGTGCGGGTTAGTGTTTGGGATGCAATTGCTTTAGCTTGTTCAGTCGTAAGTTTTGAACCCACAGAGCCAAACAGCTTGCCCACACCGGGCAACAACGCCATGGCAGCGGTGTCAATTAAAGCTTGCGGAACGGCTGCGGCTACAGCCTTGCCAAGGCTGGCCTCTTCCAGCGTCTTGCCTGTCTCCACCTGAGCGCCAAGGTTGGAACCCGTGAACTGTCCCGTAGATACTGCACCTGCACCCAACAAACCTAGGCCAGCCGCAACTGGCGCAGATACTGGGAGGGTTAACGCCGCAAGACCTGCGGCGGCGGGGGCGGCCATGTAAGGAACAGACCCGCCAAGAAGTTCTCGAAACTTTAAAAACGGGTCTTCAGTAAAACCTTTTTCGGTTGGAGTAAACCGCTCCTGTGCACGTTTCTGTGCGGCTTCGTATTCTTTTTGCGCTTCAGCTTCGCTCTTAATGCCAAGCTTACCTTTGAGCAATTCAAACTCACCGCCCAGTCGGGTGGCACCGGCAGACGCTGCAGCTTTGAAACCGGAGGTGTCTTGCTTGGGTTTGTCTTCACCTTTAAACAACTCGGGAAACAACTGGCGAGCGGCCATCATCCCTTCTACGGGCGACTGCCCCTTCTTTAATTCAAGGGCGCTGCCGTCAGGAAGTTCAATGTATCGTGCCATACTGTTCTCGCAAATTGTGTCTGAGCGGCGCGGGCTCAGATGTTTAAGCGCCTCTACGTATTATCAACCACCCGGCTGAGTTCGTATAGTGGTATTTTTATTCGGGTTAACTTCAGGAATAAACTGTTTTGCAAACAGGTCAAAAGCCATTGGTGGTGTCATAGTGTCTTTGCCAGCAAAAGCAGTTAAATACTTGTTGTAAGCTTCATACAGGTTGAACTTCTCTGCCTTCATCTTTTGCAACGCTTCTGCGGCTTTAACGGGGTCGCCGTACTGAGTAACTAGCGCATCAAATACCCTCTTGTCTGGCGTCTGGGCACGAGCGTTTGCAGCGCCCACTTCAAGTTTAGCAATATTCTCACGCGACGTGTTTGTCAGCATGGTGTTAAATATGTCTGAACTGGCTTTTCCGCCAGCGTTTGTGATGTCGTTAACAGCCGCAATACCAAAACGCGCAGAGGCTTGTCTAGCCGTGTCAGCTTTATCTGTGTACATCCGCTCTTCTTTAAAGTCACCACGTTCTTCTGCGCGGCGAGCTTGTTGGATGTTTTGCATCTCTTTGTTGCGTTCTTTGGCAGCTTTCTTAAACTCTTTAAGCGCATCGCCGTAGTCGCCCAAACCAACCATAGCGCCCTTAGCAATGTTTGTAGCGGCGTTGGGAGATTCTCCAGCAGCCATAGCTAAGAAGCCTTTCATCAGAGACATGAGGCCCGACTTCTCTTTATCAGTAGCGTCTTGCAGTTCTTCTTTTTGCAGCAGTTTTTCGTACCCTGCGTAAGCAGGGCCTTGTTTTTCGTTAAAGGCTTTTAAAGCGGCAATGCTGTTTTCTTTGGTTTTGTCTGCGTCCATTTGCTCTTGCAGAACTTGCCGTTCAATGTCGCCAATACGTTTTTTTGAATTAAAGAACTTGTCGCCTTGCGCTATAGCTTCGTCAATAGTAGGCGCTTTTGTTGGTTTGTAGTTTGTGTCAAGTTTTGCAGCGCCCGGGAGAAGGTCTTTAACGCCACCAGTATCTTTTTTATTCTCGGGAGTAGGCGGTGCTGCTGCAGTCCCCGTTATGCGGGGGTCGGTTTGACGACGAAAGTTGGGGTCAGTTGGAGATGGCTTTGGTCGCATGTCGGCTTTTAACGCATTCAATTGCGCTTCTGCTTCTTGCGCTTGTGGAGCCCCGGCAGACTTTAAGAAAGCCACTTTTTGTTCCAAAGCAACTATCTTTTTAACACGTTCTTGTTCGGCTGCCTGAATTTCGTCCTTGGCTTCTTGCTCTGGAGTTGGCCCACCAAAACCGCTAAATTCTCCAGACAATGAACCACCAAACTGATAGCGAGGAACTGCACCACCACCAGACATACGAACCACGGGCTCGCTCTGCTGGGCAAAGTTAAACATACCGCCCATACCGCCTGTGGCCATACCTTCTTGGTCGTCTTCGTAGCCTGCAATACCGCCGTCAGCCATACGCTGCATGTTAGGCGTGGGGATCTGCGCTATGCCTTGGTTCTCTGGAAGCTGTTGCTGAGCCATGCCTGCAATGCTCTGCTCTACAACGGTAGGTTGCGGGCCTGCGTTTTGGCCTTGTGCCGCTAAGCGCACAGCTTTGCGGCGGTTTGATTCTGCATTGGCCAGCGACACAATGTATACGTCGTTTTTGTGCATACGTGCGTAGTCTTGCAACGCAGAATCGGGCTGCAATTTAGCCAACGTCTGTGTAATCAGGTCAGCATTAGGTACGGCGGCAGTTGTTTGTGTAAAAGCCATGTTCTTCAACCCATGTTATAGATAGCTAACTCAGCCAAACCTGCTGGGCGGCGCTCCAAGTCGCCAGTAGCTCCACCAGCCGCACCAAACAACTTAGCACCAGTAATGGCCGCACCGCCAAGACCTGCTACCTGAGACACCATAGACGGCGCTGGTTGGTAAATTGTGCTGGACTGCTGAGTCAGTGGCAAACCACGGAGCATGTCGGACATGAAGCCCATCTGTTTGTACGGGTAGTTCTGATAGTTCAGATAGTCTTGGTATTGGTTGTTCAGTACGTTTTGTGTTTGCTGTTGTTGCTGGCCACCAAATTGGTTCTGCATGCCCAAGATACCCATGTTTTGCTGGTACTGCGTGTTGCCAATGTTGGCCAAATTTTGAGCCGCTTGATTAGCTGTTTGCAGACCTTGCAACCCAAGACCCGCTCCAAACTGCTGTTGCTGAGCGTTTTGTTGGTACTGAGTGTTGTACTGTTGTTGTGCATTTCTAAATGCGTCTTGTAAACCTTTGGCTTGGATGTCACCTTTTTGACGAGCCAAGTTACCTGCGGCTTGCCCACGCATAAGATAGTCACCACTACCGCCAAACGCTCCTGCACGAGCCGCTTGAGCACCCTGTGCTTGTCCTGCAATAGCCGCTTGACGCGTTGCATCCTGTTGCTGTCGCTCCACTACATTTTGCATGTACGGATCGCTAAGAGCGTTAAAGTCTGCAGAGGTAAATTTTGATGGGTCGAATGTGTACTGAGTATTAAGAGCACCCAAACCAGCCGTACCAGCCAAAGCAGTTGCATCTTGTAACTGCGGCGCAGTCTGCATTAACCCCGCATTTTGATACGCTTGTTGTTGTAAAGGCGTGAACTGAGCTACACGGTCTCCCATGTATTGTTGGTACGGACGAGCATTTGGGTCTGTGTAAGCTTGCGCTTGACCCAGCAAGTCCTCGACATACGGCTTGGCGTAGTCAGGGATTGTGGTCTGCGTCTGGTTTATCGTTTGTAGTTGTTCAGCCATGATCTATTCCTTATGCGGGAAGATATTTGTCAGCGCGGGAGTTGGCCGCTACTTTGTTTTTGCCTGTGGTCTTACCCCGTGCACGTTGCACACGATCCATCATGGCGTAGAGCTTCTTAGCCCCTGCATCTGTTGAGCCGTTGCCTAACTCAGAAACTATTCTTGCGGGGATCACAAACTCACCATCGGCAAGTCGTGCGGGTTGTTGCTTCTGACCAATGGTTGCAGGGATGCTGTCAGACACACCATCACCGGGGCCTTTAAGCAAACGACCGCCGTCTGAGTAAGAACCCAGAGAGCCAAGGCCACCGCCTACGGCGTAGCCCGTCATGCCGCCTACAGCAAAAGGAGTTTCTGTTGAAGTGTCAGCTGCAGCCGTTGTCTTAGCAGCAGTTGCTTTCTTAGCCGCGTCGCGGAACTCAGCATACACTTCGGATAATTTGCGGCCTGTGGCGTCAGCAATATCTTGTGCAGAAGCGTCATTAGATTTCGCCCAGTCGTACAGAGCTTGGCCTGACAGTGGGTTTGTAGTTAAATATTTCTTAATTTCGTTTATTGACATGCCATACGTGACGTTGCCTTTAGCGTCGCGACCGGGAGCCACGTAGTCAGGATTGCGCACCATTTTGCCTGAAGCCGCATCCCAGTTGTACATCTTGTTGGTACTTGCAGGGTAACCAAGCACTTCTTCTGCATACGGTTTAGAGATTTGACCAACGCCTGATTTAACTGGATTTGCGCCTTTGCCCATCAGGTATTCGTACGCTGCTAGTGAGTCGCCAGTCTGCTTGTTGTATGCAGCTTCGTGTTCTTCCGGTGTTTTAACCACAGGAGAGGTGTAACCTAAACTGCCGCCGCCTTCTACATACTTATCTTTAACCTGCCCAATACCAGAAAAACCATCATCTGGGCGATATGGAATATTAGGCGTAACTGTTTTAGAACCGTCTGAGTTAACCGTAATGTCACCGGGGGTTACATTTGTAATTGGCTTTAACGTGGCTAACTTGGCTTTTAGGTCGTAGGCGGTTCTAGCGCCAATTGGTGCTAATTGAGATGCACCAATTAAGTTTCTACCAAGGTCAATACCTTCAGAAGCCAACTGCTGTTTAGTTTTACCTGTTTGTGCAAGCAAATCAGCGTCTGTCAAGTTTTTGGCTCTTAGCTCTGCATCAATTTCTTTAATTCTATCGGCAATAGTTTTAGTTGCTTCTGCTCCTGCATAGGTTTTAAACTGCCCATACAACCCTTGTGCTTCGCCCTGCGTAGTCATTTTATTAGCAGCATCTTTGTACCATTGCTGTTGTTTGTCAGCGTCGGTTGGCTCGCGGCCAAGGGTATTGCGCACCCACTCGTCCACAATGTTGGTTGTGTCAGCAGACATGTAGCCTGTATACGGTGTTGTAGCTTCCTTAAAAGTTTTATTTTTAATTTGATCTTCGCGGACTAACTCAGTATTAGCACGGGCGCTAGTTAAAAAATCTTGATAAACACTCTCAGCCGGACGGCCAGAAGCAATAGCGTTGCTCCAGAAATTTAAACCCGTTGGGTCTGCATCACGGCCAAGCACGGTGCGGTACATGTTATTTACTTGGGCTTGTGCATCTGCTAAAGATGTTCCGCCTGTGATAGCGCCTGTGTTATTCAACGTGGCTATGCCGGAAGTGTCTGCTGTTGCCGCTGTATTACCCGTTGTAGCTAAGTTGGCAACACCCCCACCGCCAGTATCAGCTTGGCCTGCTTGATAGTTTTTTACGTATTGGGTGTACTGGTCGGCAGGGTTCTGCGCCATATAGTCGGTAACAGCCGTACCAAAACGGGAGCCAAGGTCTTCAGCTTTAAGCTCGCCCTTTACCAGAGCGTCAGTCCAATTTTTTAATCCTGCTGTATCAATTTGCCCCGCGCCTTCGCCAACACCCGTACGACCAATTGTGGCGTACTGGGCTTCAACAAGTTTTTGTGCTTGGTCGGCTGTCAAACCACCGTTCTCATAATGCTGCATGCCACCACCGGCCAAAGCCACAATACCACCGTTGTTGTAGCCCCGATAGATGTCGGAGAAGTTACGGCTACCAAAATCAGCAGCGTTTACTGGTGTTAAGTCACGCACTGTACCGTCGGGATTTACAATCTTTTGGCGAATAAAAGATGGCGATACGGGGGGAGCTTTGGTGGTTGTTGGAACCATTTGGTCTGCCAAAATTGGCGCAGCAGTTGAAGCCAAGTATTTAAAATTGTCTTTGGCAAAACTGCCCAGTGCTTCTGGGCTTTTTGTTACTGCATCAAATCCCGCAGAAAATGTTGATCCGGGGTTTGCAAGTGCGGATTTAGTAGCATCTGCTGCGGCTTGATTTAACACGCCTTGTTTTGTCAACTCGGTATTAGCCATCTCCGCTGCAATTTGATCTGCGCTTAGCGCCCCCATAGCGCTGTTTTGTGCAGCGCCTATACCAGCCCCAGTAAATCCAGCAGCCAAACCAGCGCCGCCGTATGCGCCAAAGCCAGCCATCAAACCGCGCTCTAAACTTCCTGTACGGATAGTTTCAACACCGCCAACCATAGCGGCTGCGGTCATCGGATCAATCATACCGCCTGAGAGATAGCTAATACCGCCACCAATAATAGTAGGCAACAACTTGTCTAAGAAGCCTGCTTCGGGTAAACCCGTATCTGGGTTAACGGTTAACGAACCGCCGTGTTTAAGGGCAAGCGCATGCAGTCCAGCAACTTCTCTGGGAGACATGTGGACAAGCATTGAGTCGGGGCCGCGACCCTTAGATGCCATGTGATCGGCTAGTACGTGAAGGCTCATTTTTGCCTCTCAAAATGGGGGTTGCTAGATAATATCATGCGGGAAGCGCAGACACAAATGAAAGTGTGGCTACAACGGATTGAGTAGATGGTTTAGTGGGTGTACCGGAAGCGGCAAGGTGTTGAATACTTACAGCGGTATTAGGTATAGACCAGTAAATTTCAATGTGGTCATTTGCTGCCATATTTAAAAAATAGTTCCAGCCAACAATTGAGTGGCCGTCCGTGCCTGCGTGTCTGTTTGGGATAGATACAAACCCCGTTGACCCTGTAATGTCCACACCATTTTGTCTTAACCAAATATAAACATCTTGAAAAGCAGTGTCCGTGTTTTGGAACTGGGCGCTAAACTGCAAGTTGTATACGCCTGCATTGGCTACAGTAATTTCTGAGTTTGTAATACTTACCTCGTTAGAAAAATCTGTGGTGTTTAGTGTCATCAACGTAGCTGTATTAGCTACTGCTGTCTGGTCTTGGTCGCTAGAAAACGCCCCGTATGGATTCGACACGTACTTACCACCAGTCGGGCCAAACAACTCACCAAACGCATTTTGCAGTTGATTAAAGTACAAGCGTAAGACGTTTGTAAACTGATCTTGATACCGACGCTCGTACTGATCCGTACCCAACGGCAAATTGGGTGGTGCGGGGGTAATGATCCTGTTTTTGGATGTCATTAGCGCCTACCGTCCGGTCTGATGTCAATACGGGGTGCGCCCAACTGCCAACAGGTGTTAACTTGGTTTGAGCTAATCTTAAAGATCATCTGGCGACCGCGCATGCGGGTAAAGATCGTGCCAGTAAACTGTTCCGTAATAACGTACGTACTACTTTTAGCTACAGGTTGTGATGCCGAACTTGTAACTCCAGAGCCTGAGTTAGCCAAACCATACAAAGTCATAGCCACTGCTGGCAGTGTGCCAGTAGGCGTGTTCTCAGCGTTTTCAAAAGTTAAGTCAGGTAAGACTCGCCATACAAAACCAAAGTTATGGCCGTCACCAATGTCAAACTCAGACGAGCTAATGTAAGCATCAATGGCTACAGCAGTGCCGGTTGTATTGTCATTCAGCCCTGTCTCATGGTTAATCAAGTTACCTGTGAGCGTAGCCGTGACGTAGTTGGCCGCAATGGGGACAGTCTGCAAGCCAGAGTCAAGCCAAGCAGTCCGAGACATCGTGCCGTAGTACCAGATTTTCTCAAGATAGTTATAAATAACGTACTTGTCCACCGCAGTGCTGTTAGCTGAGCAGTAGAACCACCAGACCTCATTAAAGCCCTCGTTTGTACCAGAGAACACTTGCAGTGCCTGCTCTTGGTTAAGGTCACCAAACACAAAGCGACGCAGGTCGCAGTTCAAAGTATTTACACGGCCATCATAGGAATAGAACTTATCTACGCCCATCCAGTACACAATACCTGAAGCAATCACAACCGAGTTAGGACTCATGATTGAGATATTGTCGCCAAGCAACTGCGGTACCCACACGTACGGGGGGCCAAGATACTGGAGTGAATATATAGCCGAGTCGGTAAACATCACAATTTCTTGACGAGTCTGAACCGTAGCAACAATCTCAGAGCCGTGAGATATACGTATAAACCCTGCTTGGTTGGTAGGGTCAGGTGTCCAGTTGTAAATGTCATCTTGCGCTGACCAGCGAATTAGCATGGGGTCAAGTGTGTTTGAGCCGTAGTCATTACAACCAAACGCAATTACAAAGCGTGATGTATCAGAAACGGTCATGTTGTTCTGAACCGTAGGAACATCCACAATCAAAGATACGGAACCCGTGCCCGTGGAGGAAGTATTGACCTCGTTACCGGAGCCGTCCAGTAAGTTAAACGTAAGCCCGTTAACTTGGAACACGTAATACGTAGTAGCCGCAGACACGCCAGTTGGCAATGAGCCCCCAGAAAACTGAATGGCGGCGTTTTCGGTATAAAGTATGGTGGAGGTCACCAAAGTTGGCGAAGCGTTGGTAAAAGATACTGTACCGCCAAGAGAGTTTAAAAGAACCCCGGGAGTATTAACACCGTTGTTGGCAGTCCAGTAATAAATACCGCCTGTGCGTGGGCCATACACTAAATCTTGGCCGTAGTTAATCTGGTTCCACAAACGAAGCGCAGATGTAGATGTCCCGCCATTACCCCATGTCGTACCTGTCTCACCCCAGCTACCCGCGCCCCAACCCACAGCAGGGACAGGAATAGCAGGGCCAACACTGATTTGGTATGTAGCTACGACAGAAGCACCACCACCGGGGGAGCCAGAAGCATCCGTTGCATTTGCCGTAGCCGAGGCTGTAAATGTGTATGTGTTTGCAGTAAGTACTGTTATTTGGTACTGCGCATTTAACACTGTAGCCGTAATATTTCCGCCAAGGCCAACAGCGCCACTGAAGGTTACAAAATCCCCTGTCAATGCGCCATGGCTAGTATCTGTAACGGTGATTACGGCGGAGCCATTTGTAGCTACAAACGGATTGTTGTTAATTGTGGAAGTTGCACGGATGGGCGTAATGTCATAGTAAGCACCGCCTTGGTTGATGTAAAACTTAAGGTTTGTGCCAACACCTATCAGATTATCGCCACCAAGCGTTACCCAGTTCCACAAAGAACGGCATACGCCTTGGAAATAAGCAGCAGAAAAAGGCTCCCAGCCGCCAATGACTTCGGGATTACCCTGACGAAAGCGTACTTTGTCGGCCTCGTACCAACCACCCTCGGTGGTATAGCGGGTGTTTTCTTTATTGACGCCCGGCTTAAACAGTATTTTTTGTAATGGCATCGGCAGTCCTAGGATAGAAACACGGCACGCTCGTCGATGCGACGCTTTTGCAGCCCTTTGAGAATTTTACCCCCAGCCATGCAATACTTCAAGAGTTCTTCTGCTGCGCCTGCCATATCACCACGAATCACTTTCTGACGCATGGTTGACCGCTGAAGCGTACCTAGCCCAACATTGAATGAAAATGATACCAGTGCGTCAAACTGTCCTTGAGTAAGAGGCACAGGACAATAAGTGGCCACGCCTTTCTCAAACCGAGCAAGATCGGCTTTAAGTATTGCATTGACTTCCTCCATGCTGTGTTTACGCATAGCCTCTGGCGGAGGTACAAAAGCATCCCGCTGGTCTATCTTGAGCTTGCCCTGCTCTGGAAACATGACGTGCCCAACCCCCACAGTCCACAACTTTGCTGGACATTTATACGGGTTTTGCCTGACACCTTCATGGTGGCGGATCATGTGCAGGCACTTGTCTGAGATGTTCATTTACCAAACGCCCGACCACCAAAGTGGAAAGCAATGATAGAAGCAAACAGGGCTTGGGTATCAGAGTCCCACAGCATCTCGGCTAACTCTACGAACGTAGCGCCACTGTGCCAGCCGTAGGCAAACAGGCCAACATCCACAAACAAAAGCAAAAAGAAGAAACCATAAGTAATGACTGGGCGAACGCTGGCTCTCAGGTTCTTCATCCACTGGGATGTGCCCTCGTTTAAACTTTCATCGTGGGCGTAGATTGCCTGCATCTCCGCTTGCTGTGCGCCAATCAGAATTTGCTGGGTGTTGGCTGCGCTCTCGGTTGCCAACTGGTCTGACCGGATATTCTCAATGCGCTCCTGCGCTTCAAAGCCTGCTTTACGCAGTTCCAATTCACGCTCAATCTGTAGCCGAGCAAGATTTAGTTCATGTAGTTTGTCAGCCTTGTCTTGGAAGAAGTCCAGCAACTTGGGCAAGCCGCCCATGAGAAACGAAATCAGGGTTGAGATAAGGGTTAGCATTAGTTTCCTCTTTTAGTTAACATTGTCGCTGAAATTTCCATCATTGAGATGATGTGTTCCATGTTGTCAGGCTGAGTAGACCACCCTGCTGTAACCTGCCCTATAAATCGACTGCGATCTGGGGGTACAGATATTCGGCAAGTGTAACCAACTCCTTGCCCTATGTACCAAATACCCAATTCACTTTGTGGGCGCAAATACTGCCCGCAAGGGACATCCCCTGCCATTAGCTTTACAACATCGTTGTTGTTTGCGTGGTTGGCTGTAAACAGCCCAACATCCAAGCCTTCTAACTCTTTACTGCGACCATCCTTGGTATACAGCCTGTATAGAATCCGAGTACCCAATATGGGGTTGACCTTGAAGATAGCCACAAACTTAGCGTCTGTTTGTTTAAACAGCACAGAAGCCGCATCATCTGTTCGCTCTTCATTGATGCTTGGCATCTTCTTTTGCTCTTGATACGCAGAGATCAAGAACGATTGGTTCTGCCAAAACACATAACCCACAAACGCCACAACCCCCATGACAAGGATTGCAAACAGTTTAAACGGGCTGTCTACATAGCCAAGCACCGTACTGAGAGTAGATTTTTCTTTGGTCACCCAAGTCCAATCATTCCAAGTAGTTTATTGACAATCTTGTCTGACAGATTGTCAGGCAAGAACCGCAAAAGCCCAAGCACCCACCAAGCAATGCACAACCGCACAAAGACTTTAAGGAAGAGGTCAAACTGTTTTTGGTACTCATTCACCGACCACACCTTGATCTAGCACACAGATCAGAGACTTCATTGATACCCCATCCAACAGCACCAACAAACATCACAATAATAACAATGGCAACTGCCCATTGCATTTGTTCGGCCTCGTCCTCTTTGCGCTTTTTCTCTTCGGCGTGTAAAGCCGCCATCTCTTTGGCATCATCCCTGTCCATTTCAGCTTGACGGGCTTTGGTTGCATTCCATACGTCTATGCGTCCAGCTTGCATGAACAACATTTTTAACTGCTCTTCAAACCGCTTGGCCTCATCCAAAGCCATCTCAATTTGTAACGCCGCACCAAGGTTAGACTTACCGCCCGTACGCTTGGCTTGGAGCATAGCCTTGGTAGCGGTTGACTTGGCATCAAAGAGCTTGGCAATTGACGGAGTTAAACCTGCCAGATCACTAGCAACTTTACTAGCTTTTTTAACGACACTGATTGCAGTTTGCAACCCTTCTAGCGCCGTGATCGGATCAATCATCTTCTAACCTTTTGCCACTCAAGGCATACTACTTTACGGTTATACACATCTCCTGTCCAAGCCCAACGTACACAGCGGTATTCCGTCTTTCTATCTTGGCTGGCTGCTCCCGGTAGAAACACCAAAAAGAGCATTAAAAGCCAGCGCATAGATCATTAGGGTGTCTCAGGCCAAGTGATTGTCCAAGGGAACCCAGCTTGCGCAGTAATGTCACGCAGTGCTTGGCGGTATGTTGCCCATGCAGTTTTATCCGCAGTGCTGTCAGCAATCTGTGTCCAGTCGCTGTCTTTAAGTTTTTCAGTACGTTGCTGGCGTATGGCCTTGGCCTGCGCTGTATCTAAAGCGTCTTTGGCTTCTTGATTCATATCGGAGACGCTGTACTTTGTGTACCATTTACCCTCAATCTGCTCAACGCCATCGCGGAACGCCACCTGATAACGGGTTGGCTGGGCTTGCGGGCCTTCAAACACTACGTCAGCGCCCAAGCTTTCCAAGACTTCAGTTGTTGTTATGCCCCATGTTGGGCCATCGTTGGCTTTGGTGTACGCACGAAATTCTGCTTCGTACATGACTGCGCCGGATTGTTGAATTCTAATTTGCATGATTTTTCCTTATGCGATTGCCAAGAAGATAAATGTGCCACCGTTTGCATTAATAGAGTTTGGTGCTGTGCTAGTAATTTCAAACCCCGCATTGTAGGTATCAACATAGTCAGTGTTTGTCACTTCAGCGGCTGTACTACTAATAATCAGATATGGGTCGTCACCAGCTACAATGCCACGGGCTGAATCCCAGACGTACCAAGGACCAACAAAATCGGTGCGCTTGATGAGTACGAACCGTGAACCTGCTGTGAAGCCACAATTAATTTGAAGTGTTGTTGCTGTGCCAGTGTATGAGCCTACTTTGGAAACACCAGCGCAGGTTGCAAAGAGATAAGCAACGTAAGTTCCCGCACTTGCATTGGTTGTAGTGCTTGTTCCAATACTAAAAACAGAAGCGGTGGGAGTTGTGCTATTCCATCTTGTTGCGCCTGTATCTTTAGCGGCATTAGTGTTTACAACAAGATACTCAGTGTTTGCAAGCGCAGAAGAATAACTGTCCCAATCTGCCGCTGTGTCTCTGCGTTTTACTATTATTAATTCTGGAACAACGCCCAAGTTATGAGTTTGAGTTGTATTACTTCCCGTCCCTGTATAGCAAACCACATCCATAAAAGATGGGGCGCGTTGGAAGTTCCAAAAAATGCCGTCCTGACTTCCAATCCCTGCTGGCATAACAAAACCAGTATTACCCCATTGCCTTGTGTAAGAGCCACCTGTTTCAGCCGCTGTAGATGAAGTAACAATGAAGTTGCCACCTGCTGTGCTAGTTGTGCTTACACCACGCAGTCTGTCGCTTGTTGTGATGTTTGCAGCATCTCCAGCACGAATCCCATACATTTGCAAATCAACGGGGAAGTTTGTTGTTAACTGAGTTCCACCAGCAGCAGCAGAGGCAATAGGACTAAACACACTTGTACCCACCGTAGGCACTTCCATCGGGCCACGGCGTATGGCTATGTAGATGTAGGTTGCATTATTACCATAATTGCTTGGTATATAAAAACCTGTCGCAGTTGGCTCTCCGCGCTCTTGGTTTGCAGTTTCAGCGGCGGATGAATTGGCAAGAAGTGTTGCGTCTAATCCCAACACATCAAATCCGCGCATTTGATCCAGCATGATCCAGTCGCCCGTGCTGTCGGTTCGCTTAATCATTACAAACTGTGGTTCATACCCAAGAGTTATTGTTGCCACGCCGCCAGCACTTGTAGTAAACGACCCACACGAAATCACATTGTCCGTACCCGTCAGGCCAAAGCCTCCAGCGTTGTGGGCGAAGAGGTAGGCCACATATGTACCGCCAGATGCGTTAACATCGTTGTTAGTCCCCAAAGAAAATACCGTACTTGTTGGTGCTGTACTGTTCCAAGCGGATGGGCTAGTTATTGCCTCCGCATTTGTTAAATTTAATTGTACACTGTATGCAGCGCTGGTCAGACTTCTGTGATAGACCTCCCAATTAGCAACTGTATCTGTACGTTTGACCATAATACAGCCCGGCGCTGATCCAAGGTTGTGTGCAATTGTTCTGGCTACACCACTTCCTGTCCATGTCACAATGTCAAAAAACTTTGGCTGCTTTCGGAATGTCCACGACGTTAGCGTAGAAGATGTTTCGTTTACACGTGCTCCCGCCCCAACAGTAAAACCTGTAATACTAAAGGCTGTTAATTGGTCGGTTGCCGTTTCTGGGACAGCCGATGTATTTGACTGTAACTGACTATTAACACCCCGCACTGTATCGGTTAGTACATGGTTGTACGCATTGTTTCTGCTCTTAATCCAAACCAACCCACCTTTAGTAGACAAGTCAATGCTATTTGTAATTGTGTTTGTAGAACTATTACCTGTATAAAGATAAGTTGAGAACACATCCTCAATGTAGTTGACAGACCCAGATGCCTGTGAAAACTCACCAAAGCCTTGAGCCGATGCCGCACCTTTTGTTGAAACTAATGGCATGGTTGTCCTTTAAGCAAACTGGGTTTGTGAAGCAAAGACAGTAAACGCCGCACTGCCCGTCTTGACGATGGTGTACACATACGCATCCACGCTTGAAGCATTACCCGCCGTTGGCGCTGTACCGCCTTGATACTTAGGGGTCACAGTTGAGCCGTCTACCTGAACTACGTTATTGTAATAAGCAGTAGCGCCTTGAGTCACCAAGAAAGCCACAGTCATTGACTGGCCTGTAGTCATCAATGTATTCAATGAAGTACCGCTTGAGCCTCTGAAGTTAACTGTCCAGTTAGCACTTGCGTTAGTTGTGTAGTACAAAACAGACTGAGTTGTGATGTCGTAGTTGATTGTCCCTGTGGCTGCTGTGGCTGATATAGTTACGACTTCTGCCGCATCGTTTAAAACAATAGCCTGAGCAGATGATGAGCCGGAGAAGGTCTTAGTAGCCGTGAATGTCTGAGTTGTAGATAAACTAGCCACATCAGACAAAGTGTTGTTACTAAAAGCTATGGTTTTGTTGGTTAAAGTCTCTGTGCCCGCCAAAGTAGATAATGTTCCCGTTGTGGGAAATGTGACGTTTGTTACGCCTGTCAGCGTTCTTGTGTAGGCAAAGTTGCCTGAACCCGTTACTGTCATGGCAGCGCTATTAACTACACCTGTGCCGCCATTGGCTGCGGGTAAAGGAACCCCCGAGTAAGTCATTGCCAGAGTGCCACTAGTAGTAATTGGGCTGCCTGCAATACTAAAAATACTTGGGACTGTCGCTGCTACGCTTGTGACTGATCCTGATCCTGTACCCGTGCTGGTAGCTACTTTGATGTAGTCCGTACCGTTGTAGTAGACAAAACACTTCTCACCCACAGCGATAGAAACCCCTGTTTGACCAGCAGCTTTAAATGTTACTGCGCTGGTAGCGCCTGCGTGATCCACCATGTACAGCTTGCTGTAGCTAGGGCCTGTAATAACTTTGGTAACAGTCTGTGTGCCAGTAATACGGATCACCATGTACTGGGCTGTGGTAGAAGTTATTGCGTTTCCTGACGAGCTACCTGTGGTGTTAGCCAAAGTAATAGCGCCATCCCCTGCAAAAGATAATGTGCCCGCAATAGCAATATCAAGGTAATCAGTAATACCGTAGTTGACTGTGTCGCCCCATGTGCCTGAGAGCGTTCCTTGTGTTGGGGTGACTAAGCCCAAAAGAGTCGTCGTTGCTGCCATGATAATCCTTATGCAAATTTGGTTTGTGAAGCCAATACCGTAAATGTAGCCGATGCGGTCTTAATTACGGTTAAAACGTACACATCAAGCGCACTAGCATTACCCGCCGTGGGCGCAGTTCCGGTTTGCCATTTTGGAGTAACCGAACTTCCATCCACTTGATAAGCCGTAGGGTAGTACGCTGTTGCGCCGTTAGTTACCAAAAGCGCAATCGTGCAGGATTGCCCCGTAGCCATGATGGTGTTCAATGTCGTTCCGCTGTTGCCGCGAATGTTGAACGTGAAGTTGGCCGAAGCGTTGGTAGTGTAATACTGAACCGCTTGCGTAATGACATCAAAGTTTGTGGTTGCCGCTGGAGCAGACGCTGTAATTGTGGCCGCTTCAAACAACGCCTCAATGTTTGCGTATGAGCTATAAGTCCAAACGCCGTTGGCTGTAACTGACGACGTTGCCCCAGATACAGCAGAACCAATATTGATATTGGTCGTTGAACCAGAAAGACCAGCAGTACCTACGTTGACTGTTTTGGTTGTGGCTGTTGCAGTAGCACCAGTAGCCAAGTTAAGCGTTTGAGCGCCTGTGGACTGACCAACGGTAATAATACCTGTGCCAGTAGTTCCACCAACAGTAATAAGACCTGTTGTTTGCGATGTTCCTAACAAAAGACTTGTTGTTGTTCCGCTAAAAGTTACTGCGGCAGAGGCTGTTAATGTAGAACTTACAGCAACAGTAGAACTTGCAGTTACGGCACCCACCGCAGTTACGGCACCGCCAATAACTAAAGTACCATCAACATAAGCGTTTGCACCAGCAACCAAGTTACCATTTATGGATAGTGTGCCGGGTGTGTACAGCTTGTCTGTGCTGAAATCGACAGAGTTCGTCGCGGTGTTGTATTGGAAAACAGCATCATTAGTGCTGCCAACTATATAAACACGATTAGCCGCCGTGGAATCAATAAATAAACCTTGAGGGGATGTGTCTTGAAAGCCAACATAAAAATTATTGACGGGAGTTGCAGTGCTTACATTCCATGCCGTACCAAGCGAATATTCCCAGATGTCATCACCTGTTGCACCAAGAACCCACATTTTTGTGCCGTCAGCACTTAAATTTACTTGTACTGGGGATGTGTCTTGTGCTGCAACGCTGTAAGAAATACTTGCATAAGATGCCGTTGAAACATCCCAAGCAGTTGAAAGTGTGTATTGAAATACAGTATCGCTTGAACTCCCAACAACGTACATTGACAAACCATCTGTCTTAAACCAAAGACCAAGTGGCGTTGCTTCTTGTGATGCAACGCTAAAAGACTTGCTTGCGTATGAAGCCGTTGAAATGTCCCAAGCAACTGTTAATGTGTATTGAAAAACTGTATCGTTTGTACTTCCAATAACAAACATTGATAAACCATCAGGCTTAAAAAAGATGTCTTGTGGCGCAGTATCTTGTGCAGAAGTAGAAAATATTGTTACAAACGTAGCTGTTGTAATGTTCCATGCAGTGCCAAGTGTGTATTCGTTTACGTCATCGCCAGAACTTCCGTTGATGTACATTTTTGTGCCGTTGGAGCCAATAAACAAACCTGTTGGTGATGTTTCCTGACTGCTAACAGAAAAACTATTATCCGAGTACAGCCAACTTGTGATGCTGGTGTTAGGGGAAATGACAGCGTTGCCAGAAGCAACAGGGACGGTCACCGATGTGAACGAACCAGCCGCAGGAGTTGTGGAGCCAATGGCTGGCGGGTAGGCCAGTGTGTCGGTGGATACCGATTTTTGTGATGGATATGTAACAAATACGTCTTTTGTACCGGCGGAGAATGATAGGGCCGATGGTTGTGTTCCTGCGCTATTAGATAAAACCGTAGTACGGGCAAGTGTTGTACCAGAAGAAGTGTACGTACCAATACCAACTTCCCACTGACTACCAGTCTGCCCTGCAATCGTGTAATAAGTTGTGTTGCCGTTGCCAATCACAGCAAAAGACTGAAACCCTGTAGCTGCGCCAAGCAGAGTCACTGTCCCCGTACCAGTCGTGGTAGTGGTTTCTTTGACGCGATCTGCTAAAACAAGAGCCATAAGTTATCCTTTTCAGACTGTATCAACCAATTCCCAGTCTGGCGTTTGCTCATCGTTAATTACGCCCCAACCTGAAGATTGAGTGTTGTCGATATTTTGCCAGTTTGCGCTCTGATTGTCATCAACTAAAGCCCATCCAGATGCTTGCGTGTTATTTATATTTTGCCAGTTTGCGTCTTCGCTGTCATCAATTAACGACCAGAAAAATACACCGAAGCTACCAACAGCACCCATCGCCTGATTGCCTGTGACAGCTATTAAGCGCTCGCCTATTGAAACAGAACCTAGGTTGCCTGAAGCTTCTACGCCTGTAAGGGCTAAAGACCTTGCGGCGACCTCAACCGTGCCAACTGCACCCGTAGCTGCTACGCCTGTAAGCGCTTTAGTTCTACTTGAGGTGACGGAACCTACTGCGCCTGTAGCTTGAACGCCCGTAATTGCAAGAGTGACGTTTGCTGAAAAAACAACTGTGCCAACTGCACCCGTAGCTGCTACGCCTGTAAGCGCAACTGTTCTACTTTGAACAACTGTACCTACAAAACCATTGGCAACTACGCCATTTTCGGTTGGGCTGTTAGTTTCGGTAACATTTCCAACTGCGCCCGTAGTTGCTACGCCTGTGAGCGCAACTGTTCTACTTTGGACGACTGTACCAACTGCACCTGCAGCAGCTACGCCTGTAAGCGCTTTAGTTCTACTTTGAACAACTGTACCAACTGCACCCGAAGCTGCTACGCCTGTAAGCGCTTTAGTTCTACTTTGAACAACTGTACCAACCGCGCCCGAAGCTGATACACCTGTTAGGGCCTTAGACCTAGCACCAACTGCGACTGTTCCTACCGCGCCAGATGCCTGAACGCCGGTAAGAGCAACGTCTCTTGTCTGCCCCGCAAGCGAGGCAAATGGAGCTTCGGCAAACGCGGAGATACCAAACATTGGCTATTCAGCGGGTTTCCCCGCCGCCCACATTAGGTTGTAGCCAAACGAATCAACGCAGTAGTCGTGCTGTTTGCGGGCATTGTTAAAGTAAACGTGCCAGCAGTTACAGTTTGTGAGCCAAACGTGTGAACACTAATGACTTTACCGCTCTGTGTAGAGTTATAAAGTACCATCGTATCAAACGCTGTAGTCAAAGTCACGGTTGTGTACGTAATACTTGCTGAAGGAGTCCAGTACGCAACACCCGCCGTAGAAGATGAGTTTGTTGATGTAGGCGCGGTAGCGTTAGTTACAGTCACACCACCGGCTGTGTAGCCTCCACCGGATACTTCGCTAGTGCCAATGTTTGATGTTGAAGGTGCGCCAGTACCGGGTGTGCCAACGTTAGTCTGGCTGGCGTTAACCGTGCCAGAAGCCAAAACTAGCAACGCTTTGAGCGTGTCAGTTGTGGGAGAAGTCAAACTTGTACGAGAAACTAAAGTAACAGCACCTAATTGGTGTGCGCCAATGAGGAGCTCCCCCATAAATGAGGTGGCCATTGCTTGAGTATTTGCCATGATATTTCCTTAATCTAAAGATGCTGCTTCGGCAAACAGCGGGGGCGAAGTTTTTAAACTGACATGAACAGAACGGTGAACAAGTTCACCCTCATGCCAGTACTCAACCCAAGTTGTGTACTCTATGTCATTATCGACGGAACCTTCCCGTTTTTCAAGCAGAGATTCGTCCATGTCGCCTTTGGTGGTAGTAACAATCAATTTGAACTCCTGATAAGAGCCGTCGTAGCGGTATTTGCTGGCATGGTAATTGTAAATGTAACGCTGGATGTTTTATCAGAACCGAAGTCCAAAACAGCAATAGATTTGTTGCCTTGGGTAGAGTTATAGATCAGTGCGCACCGAGCCGTGATAGCTCCAGTCCAAGAGATATTGGGGAAGCCCACATAGGCTGTGTATCCAGAAGACGATACCGTGATTGGTGTTAATGTCGCCCCACCAAGCGCATACGTACCTGTAGCTGGCACTTCACCGGTTGAATTGTAAATGGTTGTGTCTTCATTTAAATTAGCGTTGGCTGTATACAAAGCAATCTTGATAACGTCAGTTGTCAAATCATGTATGCCTTGATACAGCTCGGCCTTGAAGCTGGTGGTTTGGGTCTGGATAATTGACATATCAAGTTACCTTCTGACGGAACTGACCAGAACGATACGCGTCTTGACGCTCCATACCATCACCCAAACGTTTAGCTAACGCAAGAGCTTCCATAAACTTGCCGTTATACAACTGCATCATATCGGCTTCACCCTTCATGTAGGTGTAAGCCTCAACCAAAGAGCCATACAACAGTACAGAATCAAAATTGTCGCCCAGCCATGTAGTAGAAGCTGTGACAATTGACTCAGGGTAGTAGTAATAGTGCAACTCAACTGTGTAATTGGCATCTGGCTTTGGGCCAAGAATAAACGTTAATTCGTCAGTAATTGTGCTACCACTAACAGTAGGGCCAAACAAAGCATAGTACCTTGGCAAACCCACATCGCTAGCGCTTGGATATGCCTGACGAATAAAGTTAACGTCTTTGTTCAACAAGTATTCATAGTTGCCGTCGGCATCAATAACAGCCAGTGAATACGAGGCTAAGTAGTCATCAGGCGCGGACAAGTATGTACTGGTGGTAGATACCACGCCCGTCATGTTCTTACGAATCGAAGGGAACTGCACCGAGTTGTAAATACGCTGCTCAGCTTGCTGAACGAACACGGGTATTTCAGCGATAAAGTCCGCTTCGGTATTTTCCGTGTACGCTTGGATCGCGTTGCTGAGTTCAGTGTAATTCATGCCATCGGGCCTCTAGCCATAGTTCCCTTGGTCGCCGCGCCGTTACCACGGGTGACGATACCGGATGTCTTAGTGGTTTCGTTACCAGCCGCTTTGCTAATATTGCCAATAGACATATTAACTGTGTCTGCTTTACTGCGGTTTGGCGGAATGCCGGGGTTCTCGGATATGCCTACAGGCTTACCACTCATGGTGTGGGGCTTGGCGTATGCAGAAGCAGGTAGATTGTTGATCTTAGCCATGTTATTTCCCCTGATTTTTAACTTTGGCCATACCGCGGCCATACTGAAGCATCATCTCATTGGTCTTACCGCCCTTGGCAAGCTTTGTAGGCGGCTTGCCGGGGTGCATGTTTTTCTCGTGCTTGCCGACAGCAGATTTAATCATCTTCTTGTCTTGGGCTAAATCTTTCTTGTCCATACTAGACTCCTTTAAGTAACTGTTACCGTAACTGTACCAACAAACGTCGTTGCCACCAAATAGTTTGGCGTCAATGCAACATCAAAATTACTCGACCCACCAACTGGGTTCCACCCCCACTGAACATCCCGCGAACCACCAGTCAAACTGCCACTAGCGTTAACCCCTGCCGTGACGTAAGTTGTGTCTTTACGGGGATCACGCACTGCCTGCGGATCATCCACTGGATACATACCCAATTGCAACTGCGGCTGATCTGGATCAAAACACTGCGGGCACACAAGCAGATTATAAATCTTTGTCTTTTGTATCTCTTTACGAAGCGCTGTCAATTTAAATTGCTGACCGCAACGATCGCACATAGCAATACTGTTCTTGCCAGAAGCAAAACGGTTACCCATGTGCCACCTCAAACTTATTCTTCTTACGTACGTTGTCTACGCCACGCAAAAACTGAAGGTTGTTTGGTACATGCAACCCCGACACAAGTTTACCTTGCAATGGAACTATGTGGTCAACATGCCACGGTTCTTTATTATTACGAGCCAACATTGCCGCAACCGAGTAGTAGCATTTAATCTTCAACCGGTCAAATGGGGAAAGCCACATAGGTGTACGTTGCTTAACCACTTTTTTGCGCATCGAACACAAAAAGTTTATTTTGCCTTTGTTTGCTTGTCTGTACTCTCGTTTTTGCGCTAGGTTTGCTTCTCGTGCAGCGAGATATGCAGCCCGTTTATTGGCAATGATTTTCTCTTTGTTAGCCGCCCTGTAAGCGCGTTTAACCGCTGCAATACGGGCTTTGTTGGCCTCGTAGTACGCCTTGTGGTACGCAGTGTCGGTAACGCGTTTTGACTTCATGTACCACTACCAATAAACATCTGACGTGGAACAAAACGAACCGAAGCCTTTTCACGATCTTCATCAGCGGCCAACTGCCAAGCCTCATCGTACTGTTGTTTTAAGATAGGCAAGCGTTCAGCGCCATTCTCAATCTTAAGGGCCAAATAATAGGCTAAACCTGCCACCATACAAGGCAGAAAGCGGAAAGGCACGTCCATCGTGCGTACACCACCGCCAGCATCATCAATACGGCGCATGCGCCAGTAAACGAACTGATACGTTGCACTGTTGTCTGGGGTTGGCCAGAGGGTCACAGAAGGCAGATTCTGCGTGTATGCGGCTACGCCTGTTAAATGCGCCGCCGCAGTTGTACCATTCTGCCCACGGAAACAGTTAGTAAGCACGTTGCCAGAGATATAGCCGTACTGAATAGTCTCAGACTCAATCAACAAGAACCCTGTAGCGGGTAATCCAGCCACTGAAGTCAGTGTGATTGTTGTGTCTGTGGCTGTAATCCCGCCGTTTAACGTAGTGCCAATCGAAGAAGTCTGGCCATCCAAACGCTGATACCACACCTGAATCGGGCGGGCTTGTTGCAGTTTGTTGGGGATCGTGGCATAGGTAGAAACACTAATACGCGTAATGGTTAAGTCAGCTTGCGTGGATGCGCTACCCGCGCCCGTACGAATCACATGCTCAAGTAGATCCACTGTATCTACGGGTAGTGCGTAGTTGTTTAGACCCGGAGTCAGGTTAATTGTCCCCTGCTCAAACGTCCACATGTTGACACCGCGGTTTGCCCAATCAGCAAACATCAAATTCAATGATCGACGAGCTGTACGTAAATCGTAGCCCGTACGCAACTCCGAACCGGCGCGTTCAAACGCTTCCTCAACCAACTCAGTAAGGTC